TTAGTCAATATTCAGGAAGGTCTCTTTGCGGCGCGACTTTTTATCCTGATACATCGCATCGTCAGCGGCCCGCAGCGCGCTCTCCATATCCATCGTTTGCGGATCCACGTCGATCACCCCAAAGCTGGCGCCAGGGTAGCTAATCCGGTGCTCGGCCAGGAAGTAAATTCCGCCGAGCTCCTTGCGCAGAGCGGCAATAAACGCCTGCTGCTCTTCGGCTTCGAGACCCGCACCGATAATCAAAAACTCGTCGCCGCCGAGGCGACCCACCAGATCCCCCTGGCGCACGCGGGCGTTTAAACGCTCGCCGACCTGGACAAGGAAGCTATCGCCGCACGGGTGGCCGAACCGATCGTTGATCGCCTTAAAGTCGTCGAGATCGATGAAGATCAGCAAAATATTGCGCTGCAGTTCGCGCGCGCGCGGGAATATCGTCGAGAGGTGCTTGAACAGCGCGCGACGGTTGGGTAAGCCGGTTAATTCGTCGGTGTAGGAGTGCATCTCCAGCGCCGAGTTGGCGGCGCGCAGCTGCTCAACCAGCGTCTCTTTCTCAACGTAGTGTGAGATGAGGTTGGCGAACAGGCCCATCACCTGCTCACCTTCCAGGTTGTAGGGCTGTTTCTGGCGGCTGGTGGCGCAGAGCGTGCCGTACAGCGAGCCGTCGGTCAGGCGAACGGGAATGCTGAAAAAGGTGGCGATACCGAGCTCCTGGGCGGCAATGCACGAGCGCCAGCGGCTGGCGACGTCGTTGCTGAACAGGCAGTTATCATCGATAGCGCGCTTGCACAGCGACTCGTTCCACGGGACGGAAAAGCCCTCCGGGATCGTCATTTCGCTACTGTTATGCGCATACATAACCAGCTGGCGCTGGGCGCTAAGATCAATTCGGGTCAGATAGGTCGACTCCATTCGGGTCACAAGTTCCAGCATCTCAAGCAGTTGTCGCACCAACAGCTCCAGCGAATGTTCGTTGGCGAGCGTTTGCGAGACGCGAGCAAGAATAAAATCTGACATGAATGTACGGCTCCCGATCGCCGAGCGCTATCGCCGGTAAAAGGCTGAAACGGCTAACAGCGAAAAGTAAACATAGATACAACAAATTTAACACATTAGCGGCGGGAATACCTGCGGTCGCAGCGGGAAAAAAAGCCCCGTCGGGGGCGTTGAGCACTCCCATTTGCTGTGGCTTCCAATGGTAGCATGCGGGTTTGCACAGTACGCAAGACCATTGAAAGCCATAATTAACTACTCACCTGTGGACACGATGTGGACATTTTCCGTATCAGTGCCACCCTTTAGCGGATTAAGCATTATCGCATCCTGAAGATACTCAGGGGCAAAGTGCGCGTAAGTCATCGTCTGCTCAATACGGGCGTGCCCGAGTATCCTTTGCAATGTAATAATACTCCCTCCATTGATCATGAAATGCGTTGCAAAACTGTGCCGCAATGCATGTGTTGCCTGTCCGATTGGGAGATCAGGCTTCACCTCTCTAAGCACCTGCCTGAAACAGTAATAAGAAGACTTAGTAAATAATGCGCCTCGCCGATTACCGGCGATAAGCTGCGCCACTTCAGGCGATACAGGTACCGAACGCTGCTTATTGCTCTTGGTTTTCACGAATGTCACACGATTCTGAATGATATTTTCTGCCTTTAATCGGGCAGCCTCACCCCAGCGCGCGCCAGTGCTTAAACAGAGAACGGCAATCTTTCGGTTGTCTCCCTCCAACCTCGCGAGCAAAAGGGCGATCTCATCCTTGGTGAGATAACCGGTTTCCGGGATTTCCTCTTTTAGCTTCTTCCTGCCTCGGATAGGGTGCTCACCGAAGAACAATTCCGCTTCTATAAGCGCTGTGAACATGCCGCTAATACTGTTGAGATCGCGGTTTATGGTCGAGGCTTTTATACCCTGGCTTCTTCGTGTGGCGTAGTACTGGCTGATTAGTGCTTTTGTAATCTGAAACGCGCAAGGGTCGCCAGTAACCCTGGAAAACATTTCAATCTTGAGCAAGTTTGTACGCCCATGCTCCTCGTGTTTCCCCTTCAAATTCCACCAAATTTGTATCAGCTCAGACAGCTGCCGCTTATCTGTCGGCTTCGCCAGCCAGTCCTTATTGTGGTGGTTGTATTGAGTGTGCTTCTCAAAAGCTACCGCCTCACTTTTCTTATCAAACTTCCTGCGGATACGTTTTCCATTACGCCCGCTGGGTCTTATGTCCACTTCATATCGACCATCATCGAGTTTCTTAATGCTCATAAGAAAGCCCTCCGAATGGTGCGTTTACATCTTCTTTTTAACTTTGCGCTGCTGCGTGAAGAAAATTTATCAACTAGTAACAAACACTTAAAGTTTATGTGTTCACGATGAATGGTTAGCCAATCTTTTGGTCTGAGAGCGATGAGGTTGTTGGATCTTGCCCAAAGTGTGCGAGCGCCGGTGCGATTTGCCCGGATTCTGGCGAAATCAGATCGGTCATAAACCACAGGGCGTATTTACTGAATCGGGGATGTTGAAGAATTTTCATTGTTATGTCGGTCGGAGGAATGGTTCTACCGCTTTCATAGTATGTAAGGGAGCTATAAGGAACTCCTGTAATTTCAGAGAATTGCTTTCTATTCAACCTCTCTGATTCACGGATGAGGGAAAGCTTCTCGCTGATTGCTGTTGACATGTTATCAAGATCCTCTAATATTATCGATATGTTCTACTTATTTTCAGGTTGCTCTAATTTCACTGGGGCACATTAGAGAACATTGAAACCCATTGGTTAGATCTAGATGAGAGGTTATCAGATGAGCAAACTAATTGTCAGTAGTAGTGATGCTGTCCCGTACCAGGAGTTTGCCAAAATTATCGGGAAAACCCCTGCGGCAGTTAGGGGAATGATCGAAAAGGGCAAGTTGCCCGTTGTCGAGATGACCGACCCGCAATCGACCTCAGGACGAGCTGGCGAGTACTGGGTTTACCTCCCTGCGTGGAACAACGGCATGAAGATGGCCTATGAGAGTCGCCCGAAAGAAATCAGGGAAGGGTGGTTGATGTGGCTGGGATTGGGTGAGCCATCATAAGAGGCCGATGTGGTATGGATATGAAAATTGAAATACTCAGCGGCCTTGTATTATTCGTATTGCTTGCCGTTTATTTAATTATCGTTGCGATTATATCTCGCAACGAAAATAAGAAGATGGAAAAGCGCCTTTCTGAATTTAGAGTACGCCGGGAAGAAGTAAGGCGCGAATTACACAACCGCTTTTAACAGGAAACGATTATGAGCAATAACATTCCATCGTTGGCCGGTCTGCTGAAGCATGGTTGCCAGGTGACTCACTTCGGCAATACTCGCGGATGGATTGAAACCCCTGACGGGCGTTTTTTTAAACCAGAACCGAACAAAGTGCGCTTTATAAAAGAAATGAGTAAGCCTTTTGTTTATACGAAGAAGATAAACAAAGGCTTATTTAGCGCCTTGCTGAAAGTATTCAAGAGACTTCTTTAGAATTTAATCAGCAATTAAATAACTTCCCCACTGTTGTCACTTTATTAAGTGGCGGCGGATTCACTCATCCATAAAAAGGATAAACAGCATGTTGAATAAACTCTTTGGTAAAAAAGTAGCTGCCGCAAAAGTTGAGCTTAAAAAAGTTGAAAACCGCGATTTAATGGAGGCCATTGTCGCCGGCTGCCTGCTTGTTTCTGCCGCCGATGGTGAGATCGAAAAAGAAGAGACCAGCAAGCTTGATCAGCTGATCCGCTCTAACCCGCGCCTGTCCCATTTTGGCAATGAAATTACCGCCACTATCAACCGCTACACCGAACAGCTGCAAGCCGGTTTCCGCGTCGGGCGAATGAACATCCTCCGTGAGATCGACGATATCAAAAACGACCCGAAAGAGGGCGAAGAGGTGTTCGTCAACATGCTGACCATCGCAGAGGCCGACGGCGAAATCGAACCGGAAGAACAAAAGGTTCTGGAAGAAGTTGGCCGCCGCCTGGGCCTTCGCGTTGAAGACTACCTCTGATGTTGCGGGCTCTCGATACCCTGCGTCCTGTGCTGGCCGTTCTGCTGGCTTTCATGGTCGTGGCGGTGGATTTCACTAGCTATGTGCTTTCGGTGATCGCCGACGCCTTTTTTGTTGGGGCGCTTCTTCTTCTGGTGTGGCCTGCATTGAATTTCGCCAGCCAACGCGCCGATCGCCTGTGAAAGATGGCCGGGGAAACCCGGCCCCTCTGAGGATTAATAATCATGACTAAGCGTGAGCAATACAGCTTTCTTCTGCATGTTCTTATCCCGGCGGTTGAGCAAGAAGGGCTGACTATCAAGACCCGTCGCGATGGGGAGGTTACGTTCTGTTCTACTGATCCGGCTGTCGTCGACTTTATCGACGACCTGCGCCAGTCACTCACCGCCGCCCTGCAGCGTCCTGTTGCACCAGCGTCCTTCTATTGATCCGCCTTTAGTGGATAGCGAGGCGTTATGACCATTAAGTCAATCAAATTGGATAAAGAAGTCAGTGATCCAGAGGTCGTGGCTATTAGCACTTTTGCCCGCAGGCATGAACGCGGTCATCTGTTGGGGCTGCTGCGGATTTACATCGGGACGATGAAAAGCAGGGGGCTGACTAACGAGGAAGTGTACGAGTCGTTAGATCACTGGATCAAGCAACGCGAATTAACAGCGAACGGGAAACCAGCCAATGATTAAATCACCGGTTAAATGGGCGGGTGGTAAAGCCCGCGTTATGCCGCAGTTGCTGAAGCATCTGCCGAAAGCTGATTGCCTGATTGAGCCATTCGTCGGCAGTGGTACCGTATTTATGAATACGGAATATCGTCACTATGTGCTTTGTGATAGCAATCTGAATCTGATCAACTTTTTCCGTCAATTAACCGGCAGACTAGAAGACACAATTTCTGCCTGTCGCTGGGTATTTAGCGGCGGCAATAATGCCGAGGAATTTTATAAGCGGCGAGCTGAGTTTAATTCACTAACTCAAAAAGCGGACTTAGATCCGGATGCTGCGCTGCTTCATGCTGCGTATTTTTTGTACCTGAACCGCCATACGTACAACGGCCTTTATCGCGAAAATCTGAAGGGGGAATTTAACTCACCCTTTGGCAAATATGCCGCGCCTTATTTCCCAGAAAACGAAATGCGTTTGTTCGCTGAAAAGGCCAATGACACAAAAGCGATTTTTCACCATGCCGATTTTCGCGATTCCATCCCGGGAACCATGCGGCTGGCGCATGACGTGGTTATTTACTGTGACCCCCCCTACATACCGGCCAGCAAAACCGCCAATTTCACCACCTACGGCAAGCCGTTCACCTTGGACGATCATCGCGCCCTGGCTGAAACCCTGCTCGATGCTCATCGCCAGTACGGTCATCGTGCGGTGATATCCAACAGCGACACCCAGGAAACCCGCGAGATCTACTCCGCTTTCAATCTCCACGCCTTCAGCGTTCGCCGCTCTGTCAGCGCCAAAAGCCGCGATATGGCCGGTGAAGTGATCGGCGTTCTTCGCGGCGATGCGGGTTGCAACCCTGGCGCATGTGGAGCCTGGACGAGCGCCACTGAACATCTGCGGCCGGCGGCGATATGGATCGGGTTTGACCTGGCCGCCGGATTCGATAACGGGGAGCCATCTGATGAACACGCTTGATGCCGTTGTGACGCGAGTTCTGGACGTTCGTCCATATCGCCATTTCTGGATCGTCGAGGTGGAGGTGTTGAGCTGGGGCCGATACAGCAACACGACCATCATCCGCGATAGCGAAAAAGAAGCCCGCCAGGTTCAACCCGGCGACACGGTGACGATCTGAGGTGCCGCAAATGAATGAAGAAACCAATTACCGCCGGTTCTGGCGAAACCTTGTGATCTGCGGCGTGCTCTGTCTGCTGCTTTTTTGGATTCCGTCGGTAATCGCCACGCTTCGCATCTTGAAAATGATTTTTGGGGGATGAGTCATGTTGATGAAAGCCAGGGGTGTGAAGGGTAAGGCGCCCTCTCATGTTCGCGCATGGACTGAAGAGGAAGATGCCTTGCTTGTGATGTTGTATGCAGTACACACCGGAAAAGAAGTAGCGCAGCGTATGGGCAGGCCTTTGGGAGGGGTTCAAAAACGCTTACGAATCCTGAGAGAAACACGCCCTAATCTGTTGTGTAAGCATCGACCATTTACCGATGAAGAAGAGCAGTTTATTCGCCAAAACTGCAAGCAGATGACCGTTGGTCAAGTGGCTAGCTTGCTAAAGAGAAAGCGAGGGGATGTAACCCAGAAAGCATTGCGTATGAACGTCAGCTTTTTTAAGTGTGGTGATGCGCATCATAGCACTCGAATTTCGGATGATGACGTACTGCTTATCAGGGCACTGCGTGACGACGAACAAGGCGGAAAACTGACATTTTCAGAGATCGCGGAGAAGTTCGATATAACTGAACATGCGGCATGGTGGGCGTACAACCTCCGCCTTACCGTAGACGACAGCGTTTCGCGTGAGCTGTTATCTAAATGAGTGACGCCTCTTCAATAGCATGGGCGTGGAACGCTAAACGGCAGGCCATCAACCCGAACCACGCCGTAGATTCTGAAATTGAATATCTCACCCCAAAAGGCGAGCGGAAGACGCTCGCCTATGCGGATTTGGTCGATACCGTTTATCGTACCTCCATGCGCCCGCGCGAAGGTGCCGCGCGTGAAGCATTCGACCGCAAAGGACGCGCCCACTACCTGCGCCGCCGGGTTCAGACTCTACCGGTGTTTATCCGCAAGCGGTTCTCTCTGCGTCTGGAATCGCTGGAGCGTCACGATCCAAAAGAGGCCGTGCGCTGGCTGTTCAGCACGTTTGAGCGGCACGTGTTGCGACGCGTCGACGCGGTAAACGCCCAATACCTACCGCAGAGCGAACTCCCCGCGATCCTTGTGCCCCTCCGTGATGATTTTCACCTGCTGCCCTGGGCGGACAAAAAACGCCTGAAACGACTGGCTTATAAGCTCGCAAACCTGATGAAAAGCGAGTTTATGCGCGAGTTTGATTTCCAGTACGAGAAGACCGCCGATGTTGAGTTTTGCACGCTCTACGCCTACGGCTACATCGCCAGCAAGGCTACAGCGCTCAATATCGCGATCCCTGGCTGGATCCGGTATTGCGAAGAGAAGCTGGAGGCCGAAGAGGCGCTGCGTGCCGTTGCGCGCCTTCAGTCGGAAAAGTGGTGGTTAGGTAAAATCCGCCGGATACACGACTGCTGGCGCGAGCACCTCATGATCGCCGCGGGCTATGTCAGTAAGGTAGCGTCGCCGTATTGTTCTGATCCGTGCTTCAAGGAGTGGATAGCCCAGAAAAAAGCGAATTTCGAATACCTTCAGGCGATGGAGCTGGAAGATCAGGACACTGGCGAGCGCAGCTCTTTGCTGGACAAGGTCATGGGGAGCACGTCCAACCCCAAAAACGCCCGCGCTGAGCTGATGGTGCGAATGCGCGGGTTTGAGGATATGGCAACCGAAATGGGTTTGGTTGGCATGTTCTATACGCTAACCGCGCCGTCACGTTACCACGCCACGCATGTGCATTCTGGCAAGCGCAACGACAGATATCGCGACGCTGGCCCTCGTCAGACGCAGAAATACCTCTGCAAAGTCTGGGCGCGAGTTCGTGCGAAATGGGGCCGAGAGGGTATTCGTACTTTCGGCTTTCGTGTCACCGAGCCGCACCATGATGCAACTCCGCACTGGCACCTTTTGCTATTCCTGCGTCCGGAAGAGGTGGAGTATGCAACTGCTATTTTTCGCAAGTATGCGCTGAAAGAGGACAGCAATGAGCCGGGGGCGCAGGAGCACCGTTTTACCGTTAAGCCGATTGATGAAAAATTTGGCTCTGCAACGGGATATATCGCGAAGTACATCTCTAAAAATATCGATGGCTACGGCATGGACGGCGAGATGGACGACGAATCCGGCCAGCCTGTCAAAGAGATGGCAAAGCGCGTGCGCGCGTGGGCGTCGCGCTGGAATATCCGCCAGTTTCAGCAGATCGGCGGCGCCCCGGTGACCACCTGGCGCGAGCTGCGCCGGTTGGTTAACCGCGAGCTGGTTCTACATCCTGAGATCGAAGAAGCTCGCGCAGCAGCTGACGCGGCGGACTGGCCGGGGTACACCAACGCCCAGGGCGGCCCGTTGGTGCCTCGTGACTGCCTGCGCGTTCGTCTCAGCTACGAATACACCGAGGAGGGCAATGATTATGGCGACACGGTCGCCAAAATAACTGGTGTCTATTGCCCTCTTACCATCCGTGAATCCGTCATTTTTACCCGTACCACCGAATACAAAATTGTGCCGAAGCGCAAACCGTCGCCGGTCGAGAATTTGACCTTAGAAGGCCGCGCAGCGGCCCCTCGGAGTTCTGTCAATAACTGTACGGGGCGCGCCGGATCGGACGAAAAACCACCGTCAGAAACGGCGGTGTCAGCTGATAAAAGCGCGCCTGACGACAGTTCAGTGACAGAACTTCCGCTGAATATCGATGTTTTGAGGCGATATTCACGCCAGCAAAGGCAGGAGATCACCAGCAGGCTAAGAAAGTCCGCCCGGGAAAGCTCAGATCATGCCTTCACGCGTACCGCGCGCGGCCTGCGCACGTCGATTGATGACGAAAGCGCGCTGACATGGGGGCCAAAAGTTACCGCCGCGAAAGACATGAGCCTGACGCCGGAAGAGGCCGAGCAGCGCTGGCGCGAGCAGCTGCGGATCGAGGCGGAACGGCGCGCAGATAACTACGCGGCGGCGGTTGCGGAGTATCAGAAGAAAAAAGCCGAAGCCGCACTGCGCCAGGCGCAGCAAAAAGAAGCGACGCAAAAGAACGGCATCTCCGAAGAGGCGATCGCCAGCATCGGCGCGCAGCTGCGTAGCTGCCGGATTTTTGTCAGTGATGAGATTGTGCGATCAGTCGCGGGCGGCGCCCGCGTTCACCACGGTGGCAGCCTGCTCGCGGCGGACAATGGCCGGTTGCGTGAGGTGAAGGTGTGGCACGCAGGCGAGAAAGATAAACCAACTTCCGAATATATGGTAGTGCGTAACCTGCTCACGCGCTGGAGAAAGGCAGTTAAGCGGAAAGGTTCGAGATAAAACATGATGTAGTTAAATACCAAAACCTCCAAGACAGGAAGTCGGGGGCAGAGAGGTAAAGCTAGTCATCGCGGCAGGCTGTGAAAAGTCGATGATTATCAGTGGCTGGATTGGATTCAGTTATGCTATTTTTTGAGAAGGGCATGTTAGCGTTACATTGTTTAAATCATCGAATTGATTAAGGAGTGGATGTGAACTTTAAAGAATTTACTATTCTTTGTAAAAGAAAGCTCGATGAATATTATAAGGAAGTTGAAGCGAAAATAGCTAAGGGGGATATCCATTATGATGGGGGTAAAATAGATTATGCATATTACCCAACAACCATGCTATGCGTAGAATCTGATGGTGAGATGTTTTCTGTTGAGTTGCTTGGTTTGACAAAAGTACGCACGCCTCTAAAGATAAAAAAAAGAAGTAATATTTCATTAAGGGAGCTTACTTTAATCGATAGAAAGAATGATGCAGGGAAGGCAATGTTTAAAGTCAGTTCCAAAGCTGTTGTTTCAGGCTTTATGTTTTGTGACAAAGAGTCTTCAGCCTTTCATGATTCACAAGGTAATTTTTTTAGCAAAAGATTCAAAACACGAATCCAAATAGGTGAGCAGGCGACGCACTTAATTGGGTTTAATGACGATGCCGCATCATGTTTAGTTTCTGAATGCATGGTGAGTTATATAAGTAATAATGTTTATCGTTTGAGATATATTCACCAGCTAATGATCTTTAATGCAAAGTTAAATGAAAGTGACATTGCCAGTGACATAAATTACTTTCTGACCGATGATGAAGGCCAGATTTTTGGGGTGCATTATTTTCCTGGGGAGATAGATTTGTCGTGGGTTAAGGTATCGTATTTAATGAACTTGGTTTTAAACGATAAAATACATGAAACAACAATTGGAGATTATCTTAATGACCACTCAGATATAATATTGAAAGCGCTTGGGTATAAAAATATAGTTTATGAGCCGAGTTTAGAGTGGATAGAGAAGACACCAGATAATCCAGACGTTTACATAAATCCAGATGCATTACTACAAAGAAGAGATGATTTTTATGACATTTGTGATTTTAAAAAGGGCCTTACGAAAAGAAAAAGTTTAACCAAAGCTGAGAGAAGACGTCGCCGTTTTGTTGATGATGTAAATGAAGGGTTAGCTCAACTTGATAATTATGAAGAGTACTTCACTTTTGCATTAAATGCAAAACATGCATTGGAACGCTTTAATGTTAAAGTTGCCTCTCCTAATAAAATATTAATTATTGGAAGTATAGAAAACGCAAAGCAAGATGAAATAGAGCAGTCTTTGCGAGGAAGGGTGAATACTCTAGTTGTTGATTATGATTCTCTAGTATCAAGTTATATAGGAGCAATTAAATAGCTGAAGAGGTGTGTAATGCAAAAAAACGCACAAATTCGCACAGTTTTGGAAACATCGTTTTGCCCCTCAGCGCCAGCACTGACGGGACATGGACGAACCGCAAAAGTACACAAAAAGATTCAGGTTTAGTTTGAAGACGAGGCGAGGAATTTCTGGTCAGAGCCTGCCAGAATGTCGGTGGCTTCGTTTAATTGGAATCAGATTCTGAAACTTGCAGGTTTTCCGACATGGGAAGGAAGGGGGCTGCTGCAGGTAAGTCGCGGCACCCACCGCCAAAAATGACAGTGCGGCACCGGGAATAAATCAGGGGCGGCCCTGCAGCAAGTCGAGCGCCATCTGACGATCTTCAGGCCGCAGAAGTTCAAGCAAGGATTTTACAAGCTGGCGGCCGTTTCGGGCGCTGGGGCTCAGAGTGTGGGAGTAGGTCACATTCAACACGAAGGTGTGGCCGCATTCTGCGTCTTTGCACTGGCAATAGAGATCGGCAAAGAGGGCCGTTTTACGGTGGGTTTTAGTGACGATGGCAGGGCCCTCGCACTCATTGCAGATAATTTTTAAATTACGTGACATGAACCCCACCCCTAAATAATGATCAGCGCTGTGGATATTTTAACATCAATAAAGGGGGAAGACAGTTAAAAAGGACAGGCCGGGATTAACCCGGCCATCAGTTAAATTGTTTTGAGATGGGATGACAGGTTGACTGCCATGATATTCATTTCAGAAGAAATGCTCTCAGGATCGAGATAAGTTGACCAGACCGCCGCGGCATAGACTTTCAGGTCAGTAATGGGGCCAGTTGATAAAAGGCCGGCATACATTCTCCAGTCGGTAGTTGCTGGCGGGATGTTGACGGGGGGGACGGTAGTAGATGCCCTGAGTGAACTATCACCGACGCGAACCTCAAGCGCCATCTCACCACCGCTATTGCGTGATCCCACTGCGAAGATAGGGCCTGTTGCTGCCGCCCAGTCAAACTTGACAGCACAGGAAAGTGAGGGGACATTAACGCCCGTTCCCCATTTGAGTGCAATATATCGTGTGCCATCTGAATCAGTAGTCAAAGAGATCGATAGCCGTCCGGGGTTTTCGTAAGGTTGCATACCCGCTGCAGTGCCCCATAGGCTGGCGACATAGGCATGTGAGACGGCACCAGGCGTTACGTCAGTTACCCCCGCGTTAAATACAACGAAGACCGTAGAGTCAAGGTGTTGGGGCTGACCCGCTGACTGCACGGCAGAAGATAGGTTGCGGGCGGCGGACGAAAGATAATTGCTGCCCAACACCCAGTTTGCGGGTTGATATTGCGTTACAGGAGTGACCAGCACCCCTTTACCCCGGTTTTTGAGCGACTCGGACACCGTGTCCCCATAAAGACCGAGATACGTCATGCTTTCTTGTTGAATGTGAGTAAGTTTTAAATCACTTAAAACGCGGGTTGATTTAAACCCAAGGTTAAAGGCCAGACCCATTTTTAAATCCCCATGCTTTCGGTGAACATCCAGCACCAGTTGTGAAGCGGGTATTCCGGTTCACTGGCTGATACATAAATTTTTTCGTCATTCCCGGAGGTATCGCAGAGGTTTCCGCGCATACCGTGGGTACGCCCCAGGCCAGATCCGTTGGTTGCATTCGGGTCGCCGATTTGACCGGTCTGTCCATACATCAACACCGCCCCCGGGAGTGGGCGATCTGTATAACGAACTTCGACAGTGTTATCAGATACCAGGCGAACGCGATCGATGCCAATTGGTGTGCGGTCTGCCTGCTCGGCGCTAAATCCATAGTTTGTTGATTCAGCAACAAATTCAGTATTGAAATGCAGCGGGTACCCCTGCGGTAAATTAAACTGCACTGTACTTAACAAACCTGACGTAGTGATTTTAGTGGGATGCAGAATTTCCCAGGAACCAGTCTCCAGAATCGCACGCCGGGTTTTTTCATAATACGCCCCGACTTTAATCTGGCTTTCTTTTGTCCAGTGGGCGACATCGATGAAATCGCAGATATAGGTAGGGCAGGAACCAAAATACTTGCCATTACCTTCGGTAACCATTTTATACTGGCGGAGCCCAATATTAGGGCGACCATTTAATGCAGGGTAACGCATGTAATTGTTAATTTGGTTCGTTATCCACGCAGGATTAATTTTAACCCCCGTCGCCGACAGAATATCAGCGTTATAATCCGTCCGTAGTTTTTCAACAGCAGTCTCCCAGACATCCGGGTTTGTAGCCTGCCCATCGTCGCTGCCGCCTTGCGACCAGCCCATCGCCGGGAAATGGTAGGCTTCCCCCATGCTTGCCAGCAGATTAATCAGGGCAACATGCTGCGAAATCATTCGATTATAGGAGGCAGTCCCCTTTTTCAGCATATCAACCGTAGCACCACCGGTGCCGTTAACGGTGTATACATTTTTAATATCACGATCAGCATATTTAGCGTTGATATACGCGCGGGATGTAATAGCCATTCCAGAGCAATAAGTTTCTCCGTTAACCTCATAAATTTTGCGGAGTTCGCGATTGTAATCTGATTCAGGGACAGACGTGTTATATCCAGGGGTGCCAAATGATTTTAACCCCCCCCATAACATCAACTCGTTATCAATGAATGAGGCGGCATGAATCGTGCCGTTAGTGGTTCCGATTACTTGTGACTGGCCGTAGAAAGCAAAATGAATGTAACCAGCAATAAATCCCATTTTAAAAAGCTTTATTTGTGCTGGCGTTGCGTTATTGAACAACTCCTGCAATGGGATGCCGCCTAATTTAATCTCCTGAAAATCACATTCAATACCGTGCAATTTCCCCGATTCATCCATAAGCAGGACGCGGCCGCCTGTCTCATCTTTAATATCAACAGGGAACGTGCTGGCGCCAATACTGCCACCCAGAAGAGACAGTAAACCGGCAGAAACTTTTTCCCCACTAATTTCGACAGCCCTTGTCAGTCCGGTGCTATCAATAGTGAAAACGGCACCATTATCGGCAAGGAAAACAAGCGTGTTATCAATAACCGTAAACGTTGAGATGCCCGCCGTCCGTTTTTTGGTCTCAGTGGCGTCACGGCTGGCGTTATTCAGCATATTATTGCTGGGGTACGTTGCCCCCGTAGCAATGGCGTGCCCGTCCTGATTGAGGTATTCGTCAACCGCGAGTTTCTCTGATGACATCCAGACGTGAAAAATCTGGCCGTCGTTGGTGCTCAGTAAGGCCAGTTCCTGGCTATCGAAGGCATTCTCAAAATTCAGTACCCGGCGCAGTTCTGCGAGGGTACCGCTTTTGGTATCAAAGGCGCCGTCGCCGAGAGGTTTAGATACCGGTAATAAATCTGCATCGTTGAGCGTTACAGCTGGCTGTAGTTCGCTGATGCGTTTTGTTGGCAAAGAGTCAGCCATTTTTATTCCCCTGCAGGTGTAGAAAAGTCGAAATTAAGGCGAAGCCGGGCCGGGACCTCGGGATCCGCAGTGATGGTTTCCGCTAACATGCGCTGAACCGGGACAACCTCGTCCTGCCGGTAGGTTTCGCGGGCCTTGATCGGGTCGCCGAGGCCTGCGGTATTTTGTGGAATGATCCCCGCGAGACCAGCAGGGAAGCGGTGCGCGGTGAGAACATCCTGTGCGCTGATGTTCTTCACGTTGGCGAATTCATCCTTTGCGCTGATATCGCCTACCGGGATAAATTTCACCCCCTCTTTGTCGCCGCCGGGGATGTTAATAAACATGTTGCGGAAGTTACCCAGGCCCTTTGTGCCTTCAATTTTTTTCTTGATCTCGGCTTCCAGCTCATCGGATAGGTTGGAGTCCGAGGTGTAGAGAATGCCGCCCATATGGGCGCCGTTGTTGTAATAGCGGCGACGGAAAATAGTCGCCTCGCTGTTCAGCAGGGCGCTGTTGATGCCGCCGATATAATCCGGCAGGCCGTAGATCTGCTGCTGTGGGTCGTACTGGCTGAAGAAAATGATGTCGGCGGGCGAGTAAACCAGCGGCTCTCCTTTCTGCAGGATGACGAACTCACCTGTACGGCGGATCCGCAAATACATCGAAGGCAGCGGGTGAAGGCCCACGACGTCGCCCCATCCGTTACGAACCTTAAGTAACGCAACATCGCCAAACAGCAGGTAATCAAAGGCCAGCGCGCCGACCTGCACGCGCGACAGCCCGCCACCAATAAAGCTGGATGCGATCATGTTTTTGCGTGCGTAAAGGATACCGTCGTGCTGCGCGTTGGCGTTTGGCAGGCGGGCCAGGGCCAGCCGACTGATCGGTGGCGTCCAGTGGTCAAAGTCGTTGTCATACCAGACATCCTGGTAATCGGTACCACTGGTGAGCACCAGTTCAGGCGGGCCAATAAAGATTGTGCTACGGTCGCCAGGAATGGGCATGCCTGCGCTGAAGTTGTTCTGTTTAGCGGCCTGCTTTGCTTGCTGAAAGGCCGGTTTTTTCTTTTTGCTCATCATGCCGCCTGTGAGAATGCCCACGTAGATTTACGCCGGGTGTCAAAGTTGAGGGGTTCGTTGATTGCTGCATGCGATATCGCGAAGAAAACATCAGCGTGGCCGGTCTCTGCGCTGCGCTCCGCCACAAAGGTGATGGCGTTTCCGCTGCCGGTAACGGTCTTGCGTATCGCCAGGAAGCTGCCGGCAATGCCGCGCTTTTCGGCGTCCCATTCGATGCGGTCGCCTTCCACCAAATCGACCATCTTCAGCACCAGGCGGGTTTTTGTTTCGAGGCTGTAGTGGATGTCGCGTACCTCACGCGGCGCGAACGCCTGCACGCGCTCAAACACGCCGCGCCCGATACCGGTGATATCAATACCGATGTAGGTCATGCGGTAGCGCTGCATGATTTTCTTGATCTGCTCGGCCTGGTATTTGAAGTTGAATCCCTGCCAGTGGAAGGTCTCCAGCACGCGGAAGCGCTCGCCCTCAAAGAGGGGCGGGGCGATGACCACAAAGGTTGAGGTGTCGCCAGTTCGCGCCGGGTCGAAACCGCCCCAGACCTCGCGATCGCCAAAAGGCCGTTTCGATTTGGGGTCGAAGTCCTGCCAGGTAGCCGGGTCAATCTCGCAGCGTGCCAGCTGGTCGAACTTAAAGACGCTGTCCCCGCTGTCGACGAAGATGCACATATACAGCAGGTTGAAGGCGTCGACGCTGTGCTCGTTGCGAACGCGTTCGAGGGTGACGAATTTATCCAGCCCGCCGGCGCAGGCATCCACCAGGGTGACGACATAGCGCCACTGACCATCCGGGCACAGGCGGCCGCCGTCGCGCAGCTCGTCGAAGTCCGGGAACTTCAGCGCCTGGCGTTTGCGATCGCTGCCTTTCCACTCGTCGCCTGTCCAGAACGGATACGGTCATGGCTGATGAAAAGTTATATATCGACCTCCTGATCACTGACCGCGATTTCACGCTCAACCCCGGCAATGAGCCGGTACTCTGCGACAACCGCGTTAGCATCGGCCAGGACATTAAGCATTCCATTATGGAAAGCGGGCTCGCCACGCAGTTGATTGCCGAGCGTAGCCCAACGCTGCGCGCTGATATCCTCCTGCAGATCACCATGCTGGTCGAGGACGACGAGCGACTCATCCCCAGCACGGTGTATGTCACAGAAGAAAGCGCCACGCGCCTGCTGATCACGGCGGATACCTACGACTTTGGCCCAATTAACTCACAGGTGAATTATGACCAGTAAACCCACCGTTGATTTTGAGGCCGCGCTGCGTGCCGGCGGTATGCCGACGACAGAGGCCGAAATTAATGCCGAGTTCCAGAAGGTCGTCGACGAGCAGGGGATGATCACCAACACCTCTAAAATGTCACCTTTCTGGCGGCTGATCACCGCCATCGTGACAAAGCCGGTCATGTGGCTGAAAGATATTCTCGTCAGCGTGGTGATGGCGAATATGTACCTTGCCACCGCCTCCGGGGCGTATCTGGATCTTTTTGCCTGGGCGGTGAATTTGTCCCGCAAGGATGCGACCTTTGCCCGGGGGGCCATCACCTTTTTTAAAGGCGATGCCACTTTGCTGATCACTATCCCGGCCGGGACGGTCATCCAGACCGAACGTATCGACGATAAGGTTTACCGGGTGAAAACCCTGGCTGAAGTCGTGATCCCTGCCGGAACGGCCAGCCAGGCTATCGATGTCACCGCAGAGGAGAACGGCGCAGCCTATAACCTCGCCCCGGGCTATTTCCGTATTTTGCCGACCGACATCCCTGGTATATCGCGTGTGGAAAATCTGGATAACTGGCTGACGCAGCCCGGTGCAGATAAAGAGTCAGACGACGAGCTGCGCGACCGCGCGCGCAACCAGTACAACCTCGTTGGCTCGTATCACATCGACGCGGTATACCGCAGCATGATCGCCAGCGTTGCAGGCCTGAGCACTGACCGCATCTATTTTGAGCATGACGCGCCGCGCGGGCCGGGCACTGCGAATGCGTATTTACTGCTTGATACCGGCACCCCGGCGGATTCCTTCATTGCCGCAGTTAACGATCACATTATGGTGCAGGGATACCACGGCCACGGCGACGATATGCGCTGCTTTACGATGCCGGAGACGCACCAGGATTTAACGGTAACCGTCTGGGTATTCGCCACGCTCAACCTGGACGCCGACGAACTGGCCGACCTGCTGCAGGATATCGAAAACGCTGTCCGCTGCGCATTTCGTGAAAATGCGACCTATACCGTCACGAAGACGTGGCCGCACAGCCGGTTTAGTTTTTCGCGTCTGGCGGAAGAACTGCACGAACAATTTCCCGCGCTGGAGTCGGTTAGCTTCTCACTGGACGACATTATCAGCGGGCTGTCTGTGCCCCGTCTGGCGTCCCTGAATGTGGTGCAGGGTAATGGCTAAACCTCCGATCACGTTACCCAGCTGGATGAACAAAGGCGAACCTAAAAAGCTCGCCGCTGCCTGCGCAAACTTCTGGGAAGCGGCCAAAGGCTGGATTTCATTTCCCCTTAATCAGACCGACCCGGAAACCTGCACGGTACAGATCCTCAACCTGCTGGCCTATCAGCGGGATATCGATCGCTTTGAGGGCGAGCCCCTCTGGTTGTACCGGCTGCGCGTCAAACATGCTTTTGTTAATGCCCAGGACAGCGGCAGCTTTATTGGCTTCAGTCGCATTTTTGAGCGTCTGAAAATTGGGGAAATGCAGCAGCTTGAGCGCCAGCCAGGAATCGACTGGGACGTGATTATCATCCGGGTCAACGATACCCAACTGGCGGCGAATGCCACCCTGATGAATGAAATTATCAGGAAATACGGGCGCACCTGCCGCCGTTACCGATTTGAGGTGCTGAATGTTGCGCCGATAAATACCCGGGCGGGCTGGTTCGATAACGATCACCAGCTGTTTGTCGCAAGACCGGGCCTTGATGCCGCCATTATCACCGAAAGCCGGCAGTACATCATGACTGAAGACGGCGAGATTTTGACAGTTTAACCGGCATGCACAGTTACTTTTGACAGTGCTGGCCATTACATCGAGCAGCGTCATTTCTGGCTATGCTGCAGTTTAACTAAGGGGCCGATATGTCAGCCATTATCACCAGAAAATATGAGCAGTGGGCGGCAGGCCGTACGGCCCAGAATCTGCCCGCGCGCCCTGATACCTTTGTTTTTGCCTACATTCCAGGGCAAGACCCGGAAGCGGAAGTCAGTCGTGATGAGCAGATGCCGCCACAGGCCAGTATTGTTTATACCGCACCGGTAATGCAGTACGGCATGCTCAATACTGATGCCGTGGTCTTCTCCGTAGTCATGGATACGACCGTCGGCGACTTCGACTATAACTGGATTGCTCTGCTGGATCAGACCAGTAATACCCTGTGCATGATCGTCCATACCCGAACCCAGCGCAAAATCGCGACCAGCGGCCAGGCACAGGGCAACACCCTGACGCGTACCCTGGCAATGGAATTCAATGGCGCAGCGGGCACCACACAAATCAATGTCACCCCGCAGACGTGGCAAATCGACTATGCGGCCCGCCTGTCGGGTATCGACGAGCGCCAGCGCCTGGCTGGTCTGGATATTTACGGCGCCGGTGCATTTTTTGGCGATAGTTTTCTGATCACACGCACCGGCGAAACATACCAGGCCGCCGCCGGTGTCGGGTATCAAACTGGCTCAATACAGAGTTTACCAACACCAAAAACTTTGTTTATCAAAACTATCTGGCGGGGGTGCAATTAGGTGCCCGGCAGGTGCAAGAGCATATTGGCGATCTGTGGCCTACGCCCGCCGGTTGTGTCATTACCGGTATGTCGGGTGACAGTGATAATGATATCGCAACCCAATACGCCCCGATCCAGGTATTACGAAATGGCGTATGGGCCACGATTGCAGGATAAGCATATGAAATTAATCAATCTGAAGCGCTACACCCCAGATGAACCTACCCACGGCGAAGACGTGCAGTATTTTGTTGATGAAACAGGCCAGGACTGGTTTCAGTCGTTGCCTGAGTTCAAAAAAAAATATGCCCTGCTGATCGACAATGATACCGGCGTTATCCGGGGGATTGACGCCGACGCATCCCGTTTTTATCCGGTTGGGCGATCGGTAGTGGATATTGACACCATCCCTACGGGCTGCGATGCCGCAGGTGGCTGGATGTACTCAAAAGGTAAAATCGTGGTTTATGCCGCGAAAGCGCAGGAAGAGGCCAGCAGAACCAAAAAACGGTTAATGCAGGCGGCAGACGCACGCATCGCTGTGCTGTCGGATGCGCAATTGCTCGATATGGCGACCGAAGAAGAGCTGCAGGAGCTGGAAAAATGGCGCCGTTACCGCGTGCTTTTAGCCCGTATTGATACCACGACCAGCAATATCACCTGGCCGGAGGTGCCGTAATGTGGCAGCGCGCGACGCTTGGTTTTCCCGATGACCTCGCCCCGATCAGCTGTTCATTGCTGACGGTCAACCCGTGGACATACGGCGCCGGACAGGTAACACCGTCCGGCAACTATCTCAGCCCTGAGAACGCCATAAAATTTATGGCCGGCAAGCTAAAAAACGCCGGTGGGGCGCCCGGCGCCGTCGGTTTTTTGATCACGGGCACACAAGGCGATCGCTTTCTGGATGACCTGGCGGCTTTCGCCTCCTTACTGCCCCTGCCTGAACTGCAAAAGACCGTCCGTAAGGCGGTAGCCCAGGCCGGACTCGCGGCAACAAAAATGCAGCTTCCCGGCCTGCAGGGGATCGGAATTCCTGACGCGGCCCCGTTATCCCTGAACACGACGCGCGCCGCCCGAAATGCACAGCGTATCCAGGCCGCCGCGCAGTCAGCAGCCGGGGGAATGTCGTTTGATGATATCGCAGCCGCGCTGCAGGGGCTGGACGATGCCGCGAGCCAGGCGCAGCAGGCAGCAGAACAGGCATTAGAAGAGCTGAAAGGCCGCCGTGTGGATGCGTGGATGTTCAGCGATGAGGGGCATCCCGTCAGCCTGGCGAACAATCTGATGAACGGTATCCCGGAACCTGATGCAATATTCACCTTTGGCGCGCTGTTCGTGGGCGATGTCGGCGAATTGTTAAGGATGGTCCAGCCATGACGATCATTTTGCTGGCGCTGGATGGCGAAGCCATTCCGCTAAAATCTATCAAGATTTCACCAAAAATGACGATTGAAACCAAAGATAAGTCGGGACAGTCCTCCGCGACTACCCAGTCAGAGAATGGTGTGAAGGCTAAAGAGCTGAGCGTGTCCGGTCTGGTCGATTTCAAGGATAAAGCGCTGCTGTCGCGTATCTTTGCACTGGCTGAAGCAAAAGGCAGCGGCGGAGAGGGGCGGCGGTATCGTATCGCCAACCCGGTAGCCCAGGCGATCAACATGCGACAGGGTATGTTTACCGGCACCGTTGAGGCCACAGAGCAGACGGAAAAGTTAGCCTGGCAGGTCAGCTTCACCTTAACAGAGCAGATCAGCACCGCAGAGAAGGCGAAAGGGCGGAAAGCCGCCAGCGCACCGGGGGAAACGACCAAAACGCAGAGCGCCAGCGGGACAACGGCGGCACCGGCAGGCGATACCGAAGACCAGGAAAAAGAACTGACCGGTTTTGAGAAAATCCTCAAAAGCGTGGACGACAAGCTGGGGGCGCTATGAAACCCATCGTTACGCTGAAGATTGGCGCGCTGGATGCGCCTGTGTCCGCCTATGAGGTGGTCACCGACCTGAACGACACGGGGCGGGGATTCATCACGGCAAAAATTGCCGGGGATACGACCGGCGCGATTGTCCGTCTTGATCTGGGGTACAACAACACATCTTATCGCTGGTTTACCGGGTATGTTGAGCGAGAGCAGGAAGCCGATAACGGATTCCGCCGGTTGTTCGTTCGTGAAATGACGGGCGTCTTTGAAAAGCGCTGGCCCCTGTCGTTGCAGCATCCAACCTTACGCGATGTCGCCACCGCGCTGGCCGGCGCCAGCGGGATCAGTTTTATCCTGCCTGATGCTGGTTATGTGGATACGCCAGTCCCGCATTTTGTGCATAGCGGCACGGGCTGGCAGCTATTGAGCTCTCTGGGCCGGACATTCAGCGTTGATGATTATATCTGGCAGCAGTTGCCGGATGGTTCGGTTTGGCTGGGCCGCTGGCAGGATTCGCGCTTTGCCGGGGTGCCGGTCGAGATCCCGACAGAGTACGCATCGAGCACCGGGGCGGGCAACTCTGTTACGCTGCCTCTTATCCCGTCCGTTCGCCCGGGAGCGCTCGTCAACGGCCAGCGGATAACCCGCGTCGCCATTAAAGACGGGGATATGACGCTGACATGGACACCGCTCGATGCCAGCGGGCAACCCAAAACAAAGCCGGCGTTTCAGCGGCAATTAGAGCAGCTTAACCCGGAGATCGCCGCCGGCCTGCATTTGCCTAAGCTGGCCCGCGTGGAGAATTTCACGGAGTCGACAGAGCTGGGCGATATTGCCGATCCATTCCGGCCAAAATACGCTGTCGGCGTGCAGCTGCTTGGCGGTGATGGCGAAGACAGCAAGGGAACGCCACGCTATCCGGCGGTGCCGCTGCCGGCGACGATGGGCGGCGACGAAAGCGGCTTCATGCAATACCCGCCGCCGGGAACGCTGGTTGAGCTGGCCTTTCAGGATGGCCGCCAGGACAAGCCCTTTATTCGCCAGGTGCTGCCGGCAAACAGTAGCCTGCCGGCCATCAAGCCGGGGGAGCAGTTGCAGCAGCAGCGCGCCGGCGTTTTCCAGCGCGTGACGGTGCCGGGTGACTGGCACCGGGAAACCGACCAGACTATCCGGGAGGTCTCGGCCACACGCACGGTGGAGGCAGATAAAGAAACCAGAACGGTGATAGACAGGGAAATCACGGTACAGGCTGACGACAGCAAAACGGTAATCGGTACCGCGCGTACCACTGCCGGGGCGGTTACGCACATCGCGCGAGGCGATTACACCGTCGGCACCGGCGCCAACCTGAAGACCGCGGCGAAAGCGGCGGATGAGAAAATCGCGGGCGCCAAAACGGTAAACATCGGCGGCGCCCTGGCTGAACGAATTGCAGGGGTACGGCAAAGCGTATCCGCTGCCCTGCAGCTGCAGGCCGCAACGACTTCGATCGGTACGGCCGACATCAATATCCTGACGCTGTTGATTGATACCCTCGACCTGATCGATACGCTGGCGCAGCGTACAGCCGAGCACACCCACAGCAATACTGGCACCCCGAGCAACTCCGGGGAGATTGCCCAGACCTCGACGATAGCCACTCAGCTGAAAGGGAAGTACAGCCCCCTCATCGGCTGACCGAAGCCGACCTCACCAGACGACGCCAGCGCCCCTATACGGGGCGCTGCTGCTTTTGTACGCCCGCACCAGGCCATAACTCGGATCGAAGTAGAGCGGCCCACGGAACGCCACCACGGCCACGGTACGGAGCCGCCGCGCCACGGAAACGGCGCTACACCGCACCCGCCTGCCCGTTTCGTGTTGAGAAAATTTTGCAAAGGATCTTTTCCGCAAAAGGTATCGCCAGAACGCGCCAGCACTGGGCGCGCGGCAAGGGGCTGGCAATTGCACGCATTGCAATGATTTTCAACGATTTGCAAAGGTGGCAGCGTCTGGAGTGGGGGCCTGAAAAGTTAACATCATGAAATAAAAGGATCTGTGATGCTTTCCGTGAGGATCTAAAGGCGCGAGTAGGTGTATGTGGTTACCCGCCTGATTTGAGGGTAACGCCAGTAATGGCGGGGCTTACAGGGTGATTGTGGGATGAGACTGAGTTTTGCAATTTTCAAATGAAAGGATCATTTTGTCGGCACGTAGAAGGCGAGTTAATTAATGCCGCCGGGTATCAGATGCCCAGTTTGCGGCGCGGGCTGTACAGGGTGTGATCGACCACAATAAACCCTTTGTTTATCCACTGCGTCACCTGGGCAGGTTGCACGCCAGTCAGCCTGGCAAAGGTAGCCTGGTTCCCGTTGTAGTATTTCTTGATGTAGTCACTGAGCAGCATACGGTCACCTCTTTGAACCTGAGTGAATATAGTAAAACACTATATGAAAAATTACATCAAGGAAGATGAAAATAAGCAGCATAGGGAAGTTAAAGAGGGCCCGTCAAAAACGGGCCGCATACTTACAGCTTTCCGTTCTCGATCTGGAAATCAACGATCTGCTTGGTCTGGTAGTCTAACGTGCAGGCATAAGTCATTGTTGTTTTGGCATTAAAGCCATTGGTGAATTTCACTTTGTCACCAATGAAGGTCATTTGGTGTTTTTTAGGCTCATGCATCTGGCGGGAGAACATCGGGGTTAGAATGCCGTCAGTCCATTCAAAGTCGTATTTTGCAGATTTTTCTACAAGGGGTTTGCATTGAATTGCTGCGTCAGCAAGGTACTTGTTATACACGCATAGAGAGTCATTCAAACTGCATTCTTTCTGCTGCGCTGTCGCTTCTGCTTCTTCTTTCCCTTTGTCGTCATCGTTACCACCAAAGAAGAAATAGAGTGCGGCGATAATAATCACCAACCCAAAACAACCCTGAGCTGTTTCCTTTCCGACATTTCTGGCGGGTTCTTTTACGCCGCAGTGTGGGCAAACCTTCGCCTTGCTGGAAACCTCTTTTTTACACTCTTTACAGTTCGTCATTGCCATGTGAAAAAAACTCCATTAATCCCAAAGGTATTATTATTCCGTTCAAATAGTAGCGGGATCCGAGCGGGGGAAGGAAGCGAAACGGGTAACAATTTTACAGATTAATCTTAGTGTCGATCAGGGGCATGAAATGAAAAAGCCACAGCGAAAACTGTGGCTTCTGTATCAATGTGGTCGATATGTGGACACTATAAGAAATAAATCCTTTTATTTCATTTGATTAGATTCAAAAAAAAAGCCCCGTCGGGGGCGACGGGGAAAAACTCATTGATTATGGAATGATCTGTTCTCTGGTCAATTCGAGAACAAGGGCTACTCTACGGCGCAAAAGTGTAGTTAAAATGGAGAAATCGTGAAGAATCAGGGCCCTCATCGCGGCGCTGGTCAATTGAAGGAGTCAAAATGAAGTGGATGACAATACTACTGCCGCTGGCGCTGGCCGGGTGCGCGAAGCCGACAACGTCCCCGGATGCACCGCCGCCGCCGAAGTCAATCGGCATGGCGAACCCGGCCTCGGTCTACTGCGGCGAGAAGGGCGGTAAGCTGATACCGATACAGACGCCGCAGGGCGTGCGTAGCGACTGCAGGCTGCCCGGCGGTGAAACCCTCGATGAATGGGAGCTGTGGCGCCGGGATCATCCTGCTAAGGCGTAATCTCGCCAACCGGCAGATTCTCCAGCCACTCGGCCAGCACCAGCGCGTGGTTTTGCCGGGTATCCTTTGCGGCGTAGATCAGCGTTAGCGGCTGCCGGTGAGCCAGCGTGGCCAGGCGTAGCCCCTCGTCACGATGGCTCTCCAGCTCCCGGCAATACTGCTCGCGGAAGCTGGCGAAGTCGATAGCTTCGCCGTGCAGGGCCTTGCGCAGCTCCGCGGACGGGGTCAGGGTTTTGCACCACTCATCGTAGCGCAGCGCCTCTTTTTTAATCCCCCGAGGCCAAAGCCTGTCGACCAGCACGCGATAGCCGTCGCCGGCGTCGGCCGGATCGTAGACGCGTTTACATTGAATCAT